CAGCTAATTGCTCACGACGGCACAACTCAAGTACCGCCTACATTTGCAACGATTACAGTCGGAAACCTCGTCAGTGGCGACCGTGTTCTTGTTGCTCGTGACAATGGCAGTGGAGACATTCTAAAAGATGAATACACTCCAGTAGCCGCAAGCTCTGGAGCTACGTCGCTAACTATCGTAGAATCCATCAAAGCAGATACTCCAGCCAGTGGAGTTATCCGCATAAAGAACAAGCGCTATACTTACGCTTCTTACACAGCAGGGACGAAAACGTTCAATACTCTCTCCCCAGCTCTGAGCGAGAATATCGTAACTGCTGATGATGTATTCGTGCCGTATATCGACAAAGCGACTACAACGACAAGCGAGAGTTCTTCGTTTACATACGCCAGTAACTTTAACTGTAGAGTAGATGTTCGTAACGGTTCGGGAGTTGCTCCAATCATTCCGTTTACAACTACTATTTCAGTGACCAATGCTGGAGCATCCGTAAACGCTTCAAGAAACAGTGATGTATAATGAGTTACTACGTTGCACCGTTCACCTTCAACTTCCAAACCAATCTTATTGAGGTTGATTCTGGAGTCGTAGATGTCGACTGCAACGTACTTTATGATGCCATTAAGCTGGCCCAATGGTCAGAAGAGGGAATTATATATGCCAGAATCGGAAAAGGAGCAGGACTCGACCAGCTTGGTCCAGGTGTCCAGGTCGGTATCACCGTCGAACTATTGGGGTCGTGGCAACTTAAATTTCCAGCAGGGAACTACGTCGCCCGCATTGCAGGAGGGAACCTTATCGGTGGCCCAGGAGGAGACCCCATCGCCTACTCAGCCGGAGTCCAAGCCCTCTTAATTCAATCGGCTAATGCGACGGTAGTGACAGCTGCCGGAAGTATTCCTACTGCCGTAGAGGTAGCAGATACAGTATTACGACGTTCTACCACTAATATAGAAACTAGCGGAACTGGCGACACGTTAAACATTCGCTCGCTTTATGGATTAATTGCACAGGGGGTTCACAACACACAGGTAAGCGGAAATACTTTAACTGTAACAAAATCGGATGATACTACTGTATTGGGAACCCGTACGGTAACAACAGACGCATCAGCTCAACCGATAACAGGAATTGATAGTGATTAACGGAGGATTCCAAAACTACCTGCATTTAATGTACGGCTTACCCAACGGCTTTATTCAAGCCAAGACGCAAGTCGATACATCTGATATTCTTAATAGAGGATTAAGAAAACGGCGTAAACGTAAGACCGAAGAAGAGTTACTAGAAGAGTATTTAGCTGCTCAAATCCTAGCTGGGAGACGAGAAGAGGCGCTTGCAGCAAAAAGAGCAGCAGAAGAAGTATTAGAACAAAAGAACTTAAAAGCAGAAGAAAAAGCAAAACAAGTAAGATTTTTAATGTTGTTTATGCTAATGGATGACTAGATGAGCCAAAAATACAGATTGTTTCAATACTGTCCAGTTAAAGAAAAAGTTGTTCCTGTGGAAGAAGTGCAGCGTCGTGCTCAATCCAATGCTCGTGATTTGTTCATACAAGACGAGATGGAGCCAACGCGCAATCCGCTAAATCCAAAGGAAATCTATACCAGTAAATCAAAGCTCAGGGCGGCGTATCGCGCTGCTGGAGCTATTGAAGTTGGTGACTCCTACGATAGAGGGTACATCCCAGACCAAGAGTCTGGCGCATCCACTCGTAGTATGGCCAAGCATTTAACTAACCAAATAATTGATAGGTATAGAAATGGAAGATAACAACACCCTTAATCCCTCTGATACTGAAGTTACCGTAGAGCGTGAGCCTGCTAGTTTGTCTATTAGGCAATCTTTAAAACAACAGTTGAAAAATAAGAGTGATGAGCAGGAGAGTAGTAGCAGTACTGAAGAGACACAAGATACGCCCGATAGCCCTCCCGTAGCACAGGAGCAACCTGCGGCACCAGCTCCGACACCTATGGCGCCTCCTGCGGATATGAATGCCGTAGAAAAAGACGCTTTTCTTAATCCAACTCCAGCTAATGCTCATATTCTGCAATCCTATCTAAATCGTAGGGCTTATGAAACACGCTCTGATTATAGCCGTAAAATGCAAGAGGTTGAACAACTAAAACGCCAAACCTCCGGCCTATACGAGACTATCAAACAATACGAAGATGAATATGCCAAGGATGGTATTTCAATAGCTGATGTAGCTAGAAGGGCAGTTGCTTGGGATAAGGCCATGCAAAAAGACCCAGTTGCTACAGCGCTTGATTGGCTGGACTCCTACGGAATAAGGGTCGATGACCTGGTAAATACCAACCAGCAACAACAGCAACAACAGCCAGAATACATCACAAGGCAGGATGCAGAACGCCTTGCTGAAGAGCGTTTGCAACGGCTGCAAGATGAACAACAAAAAAAGGCTCTTGAGTACTACAATCAACAGGTTGTAAACTCGTTTATGAGTAACAAGCCGTTATTCAGAGATCCAGAAACAGCTTCGCAGTTAGAGGCTGAGATGGCTCCAGTTGTTCAGGCTCTTAATGCCACAGGGCGGTATACCTCCCCTGAGCAAGTTCTAGAGACTGCTTACAACTATGTAGTAAACGGCAATCCGACTTTTTCCGGCCTAGTTCAAAAGATGGCCGCAAAGCCGGTAATACAACAGCAGCAGCAGGTCGTACAAAAGGCCAAGCAAGCTGCAAAATCAATCTCTGGCTCCGCAGGTAGCGGTACTCCCAGAATACAGTCGAAATCACTAGGGGATAATCTGCGTCGGCGATTCGTAGGAGAGTAGCCACAAGGTTATCCCACAAACTTTAAGGGATAACTAAAATGGCTAACTTAGAAGAGGCAATCGTATCGACCCTCTGGGATCAGTCAGAAGAGATAGCGGATCTTGTGTTGCATCACAATCCCGTTACCTCAACTCTGGACGAGAAGGGAAGAATTAAGAAAATTGGCGGCGGCTATGAGCTGCGTAAGCCAGTAATGTATAACGATGCAGCAGTAGGTGGATTCTATCAGGGTTACCAGGCGTTTGACCTGTCCTCGATTGATGACCTTACAGCTTTCCGTTTTCAGATCAAGCAGTGCTATGAGCCTGTTGCTATGAACGGACGTGAGCGTCGTGCAAATCGTGATGAGGCAGCTCTCCTTGACTTGGCTGAGGCTAAGATGGAAGCAGCTATCGAGCGATTGAAGAACACAGTATCTACCTCCCTTCGTGGCGATGGTACTGGTGCTGGTGGACTAGAGTTTGACGGTGTTAAGAAAGCCGTTTCAACTTCGCCGTCCTCTGGTACTTACGGTGGAATCGATCGTACTGCTAACCTTTGGGCTAGAAACTACGCTACAAACGTAACGCTTTCTGCTTCAAATGTTCAGGAGACTATCACCGATGTTATCAGCCGCCTAACTCGTGGCTCTGAGGCACCGGATCTTGGTCTTATGGATCGTACTGCGTGGAAGTTTCTACATAGCTCGCTTACGGCTATTCAGCGCATTCAGCTTCCTACAAAGAAGGCTGTAGCTGGTTTCCGTACTCTTAGCTATGACGGATGCGACTTCGTATTCGACGGTGGATTTGGATCGTCAGTTCTTGAGTCGAATTCATGCCGATTGCTCAATACTAAGTATTGGACATTCGATATGGTTCGAGGCGCTGACTTTAAGCCGCTAACACCAACTATGGATCGTCCGATTGATCAGGATGCTTTCTTCACCGTAATCATCGTTGAAGGAAACCTCTGCTGCTCAGCTCCGGCTCTCCAGGGTGTAATTTACGCTTAATAGGAGGATTGGAATATGTCACAGGTAGGATCATTTGGTGTTAATTATAAGAAAACTTTCACAGCAGATACTCTGCCGTTGCCTGTTCCGGTAACGACTGTAGGATCGCTTGTAGAGGGTGACTTTGTATTTGTTCAGGCTGATGGAGCTATTGACCAGTACGGTTTCGTGAAAATCGAGGCTGATGGTCAGGCTGCTATGCTGACAACTACAAACGCTGGATCTAATGCACTTATGGTTGGAGTAGCTCAGGTAGCTGCTGCTGACAATGAGTATCTTTGGGTCTGGGTAGGCGGCCCTATGGGTGGCGGTGTAGGAAAGGGTATTCGTGGTAAGGTAGCTGCAAGTTATGTTGCTAAAGCTAACCTTAACACAACTGCTACGGCAGGTGTGGCTGATGATGCTTCGACTACGCTTATCAAGGGTGGTGTTGGACTTGCTTCAACAACTCCTGCGGCTGCTGTAGAGCTTGGCTCAGTAGATCACCTACGAGTCAACTAACCTAAATGGGGGGTAGCAATACCCCCCTTTTTGTGAGGATTTATGCCAACAGTTTCAAATCTTATTGGACTTGGTATGCCACCTGAGCACGCAGTGCAGATATGCGACGGGGTACAACCTGCCGTAGTAGATGCCACCGCTGCCGGTGTTCGTACTAAGCAAGCAGTAAATAACGTAAACGACACAACCCCAACAGCGGCAGAGCTAACAACTTCGTTTGGCGCTCCTGCTACTGTAGGAACGGGATTTGTGGGTATTGTTAAAGATGCTGATGCTGATACTAACTGTTTTGTAGTGGTATCAAACGGAACGTCTTTCTTTTACCTCAAGTTTACTAAGGCTTTATAGCTTTATAGGGGGGCTTAGTCCCCCCGTTTTTATAGGAGCTTTATGACTTCTTTTGCCGGTAATACCACAACAACTACTCCAACAATGGCAACTGCTACTAGCGTTACTATTGCAGCAGCTAAGTCATTTCGTAATTTTCTTCTTATTCAAAACAATTCCGCTGCTAATATAGCTATTAGCTTTAACGGCGCTACTCTTACTGGAATAGTCCCAACCTCAACAAATTTTTGTTATGTCTTGCCAAGTACGGCAGGTTCTAACGTAGTAAGGTTTGATTCGGGTTTTATACCGGCTGGAGCTATAACGGCCTACCAGACAAGCGGTAGTCCTATTAACACAGTTACAGTAATTGAAGGATAGTGCTATAAATAGGTGGGCACTAACGCCTATTTATGGAGATTAAGCAATGGCACAAGTAGACTGGGGGAGCATAATGTCAGGCCAGCAGCAGCAGAAAAAGCGCTATGCTGGAATGAACGTACAGTTTTTCTATGCTTATAACGAGAACGAAGAGAAGTCGCTAAAGGAAGGCCGCCCTATATTTGATGAGATTCCGTCTATTAGCATTCAAGTTCCAGGTGGCGATACTACCGTAAGACGTATTGAGCCACAGGATATTCAAGAGTACCCAGAAAAATACCAGGCTTTTAAAGCTGGTTCTGAGCCCGTAACTGAGGGGACTCCACTTGCTGAGTGGCCAATGATGACTGGTTCCGCTATGCGTGAGTTTCAGTACCTTGGCTTTAAGACAGTAGAGCAGGTGGCCAATGCAACAGAAGATGCTAAGCGCAAACTAGGGACACTATCCAAGTTTGTAAAGATGGCTAAAGAGTGGCTGGCTGCTGCTAATTCTGACCAGAACGATGTGGCTAAGTTGCGCGTTCAGTTGGAGCAGTATCAGACAAAGTACGCAAAGCTAGAAGAGAAGTTAGAGCTTCTTATGCAGCGTATTGAGGCTAACGAGGGTACAGACTTGCGCGATGAGCGTACATCTGACCCGCTGGATGATGAGCCTGTAAGTACACCTAGACTAAGGGGTAGACCAAGGAAAGTATGAGCATAGCTACGGTTATACAGAATGTCGCTAATGAGGCTGGCTACACCGTAGAGTCTAATATCTTTACCTCTACGGAAACTACAACTAAGCAGCTTTTAGCGATAGCTCAACGTATCAATCGTGATATTTTTGAGGCGTATCCTTGGCCTAAGTGTTACGCCGCTGGCTCAATAACGCTGGTAGCAGGACAGTCAACCTATCCTCTACCAGCGGCTTTTTCTAATTATCAATACGAGACCTTCTGGAATCAAAGCACAAGATGGCGTGTTCTTGGCCCTATTTCAGAGCAGGATTATGCTCAAATTCAGGGCTACGGCGTTTTGCCTACAATTTACCAAAGGTTTCAAATTAGAGGGCTAAGCAATAACGAACTTTACATTAGCCCCACTCCTGGTAGTTCAGGCGAAGTGCTTATATTTGAGTACATCGCTGACCGTTCCATAGTGCCTAAAACTTGGACTACTTCAACCCCATTTGCAGCCAATACCTACTGCATATACAACGGCAACTACTATGTAACTACTGCTGGAGGCACCACAGGAGCCACAGCGCCAACGCACACAAGCGGAAGTGTGTCAGATGGTGGCGTCACATGGACTTACTACAACGGCCCATACAGCGAGTTTAGAGCCGATACAGACACAAGCATATTCCAAGAGAAGTTGCTTGAGCAGGGCATACTCGAGCGTTTTGCCCAGATACATGGCCTAGAAGGTGTAAGACCACAGTTTGATATGCAACTGCACGATGAGTACGGTCGCACCAAGGGTGGCAAAGTAGTTTATGCTGGTGGGTTTAGTAGGCCTACTCAGTTTGCGAGAAGTGGTATAGCAGCATTTGGAACTTGGATTTAGGTACTATGGAACAAAGAACTGAGCCAGAACTCACCCAAACAGATCCTAAGGCATACTTTCTTTGGCTGCGTGCTCAAGGGTTAAATCCTGTTGATGCTGCTACTCAAGTACAGCAAAGGTTTGGTAAGCCTAAAAGCCCAGAGGAAATTGCAAGAGATAACGCTAAGGCTCAGGAAGCCGCAGGGCTTGCACAAGCTGCTGGTGGTGTAGGTGGCGCATTTATAGCTTCAGAGGCTATGCGAGGATTTCCTAACATTGGCGGTTTATTTAGTTCCGGCGGGGCTAGTGGCGCTACTGGAGCTACTGCTGTTCCTGGCGCAGTTCCAGTACCTCCATTAGCAGGTGGAGAAGCTGCATTGGGCGCACAAACTGGCAGTTCTACTTTAGGTTCTATTGGTTCTTATGCATTACCAGTAGCAGTTGGCGCAGCGTTAATTAACAATGCTTGGGAAACAGGCATGAAAGACATAGTTCGTGGCAAGGGCGACAGGGCTGACTGGGCTAACCAAGCTGCAAACATGACAGGGATAGGCGGTATTGCAAACATCGGACTTCGCTTAATGGGCAAGCGCTCTATTGGCGCTATGATGAAATCTGGCAAATCAGCACCACAGCAAATACGCGATGATTTTCGTGGCGACCTAAAAGAAGCTGGCGTAGTTGATGATAATTATCATGTAACTCTAGCTGATGGCTCCAAGTTTAATGTAGGGCTAGACGGCAAAACTAAATACACAAATGCTGATGGCAAAACTAAGCGTAATGCCTGGGATGGTGATTCTAGTAATCCATTGTCAAACTTTGCTACTCAACAACTAGACCCGATGATTCGTAATATCTACGGCGCTGATAACGCAAAGTCTAAGTATTTCCCCAGTCAATTTACAGGAATGCTTGTAAACGCTGCTATTAGTAACGCCAAAAATGAGCAAGATGTTCTAAGCAACATTAAGTCCATTATTGGTACTTCTAAGTTTGCAGAGGCGGCAGGGGTTGGAGTTAAGCCACCGCCTCCACCAAAAGCACCAAAGGGAGAGGTAATACGGGTATCTCCTGGCATGTACGTTAATGATAAAGGGCATGTAGGGCCAGCTAAAACTGTTAGTGAGGCTTTGCGTGCTAATTACAAGTCTAAGTCTAAAAACAAATAAGGACAATTATGCGAAAAGGTGCAACTACTAGAGATCCAGTTTTAAGAGGCAGTGCTAGAAGGCAATACAAAAAAGATGCTGCTGCTGCTGTTGCAAGCGGTAAAGAGATGCCACGTCAAAGTCAATATCAACCAGCGCAAACAAGAACTCCGGCACCTCAAGCTCAAGCTCAACCTCAAGCTCAACCTCAAGCCACATCTTTAGTAGGGCCTCCAATAGATCTTGGATACTTTAATTCAATTTCAGGAAATCAATTAAATCCACAATTAGCGGATATAACCCAGCAAATACCGCAAATTCAGCAAATGCTGCAAATGTCGCAAATGCCACAGCCATCAGCAAACAATGGCGGCCAATATCGCCTAAGTCCTGGTGTATATGGCACTCAGCAGCAAGCTATGAATCAGTACAATCAGCAGTTGCAGCAGATGGGCGTTCAAAATGCTGGACAGTTTGCACCGCAAATAAGAAGAGGATAACTAATGGCCTTTCAAGGCTTTACAATGTCACCGCCCTATGGCGGGTTGGACGCAGTAAGTCCAATAGACAATATGGATCCTTCCTTTGCGTTGGAATTGGTAAACGTGTTTCCTGGTGCTGGTGCTCCATCAGTTAGACTTGGCTATACTAAGTTTAACAACACTGGCACCACTATTCCTGCTACGCCAATTAACTTTATGCGAGAATTGCCACTCGCAGATGGAACTAAGCATCTAATTGCAGCTACAGATACTAACCTTTACAAGATATTAGTAGACGGTTCTGTATCAACTGTAACTAATGCTACACCCCATACAGATGGTAAATTCAACTCTGAGATATTTGCCAATAACTTATATCTTTGTAATGGAATTAACACACCGCAAGTTTACACAGGCACAGGCAATGCCGCTAACGTAACGTTTACCTGTAGTGCCGGACTAAGTAATCTCATTACTTGCGCAGCCTGGAAACGCAGACTTTACTTTGTGCAAAAGAACTCAATGTCAGTTTGGGTGCACGCTTCAGTAGACGTGCCTGGAACTGGAGGCTCTCCAAAACTAGATGAAATTCTAGATATTAAGTATGTAATGACCAAGGGTGGCTACCTGTTATTTGCTGGTAGTTATACCAATCAAACAGCATCTACATCACAAGACCTATTCTTTGCTTGTAGTTCTGAGGGTGAGATAGTTTTTTATAGTGGCAATAGCCCATCAGATTGGTCATTAGTAGCGCACTATTACATAGCAAAACCAGTTGGATTTAGGGCTTTTATCAGAGTTGATGCTGATGTTTGGGTAATTACT